TTTGACGCAATTACTATGTGTAGATCATATGTAACAATCATAGCGTATGGACAAGCCTCTTCTATGAGCAGTATTATTTTTCAAGCTGCTGATTGGAGGCTTATGACTGCTAATGCGCATTTTATGTGTCATTATGGCTCTTCTGGATTTGATGGTAGTTATTTAGATAATCAAAATTTTACAGCATACGATAAACGATGTGCTGAAAAAATGATTGAAATCTATGTATCTAAATGCGTAGATGGTCAATATTTCAAAGACAAGTTTGGCAAAAAACCAACATTAAAACAAGTGCAACATTTCTTAACAAGAAAATTAAAAGATGGAAACTGGTATCTAACCTCTGAAGAGGCTGTATATTATGGTTTTTGTGATAATATTCTGAAAGATTGGACGCAAATAAACAAAGCCATATGAATAATAATTTAAAACACATAGAAGAAGCTTGGCTTGGCTTAGACACTGTTGATGCAGATGTTTTTAATCCTATGATGTTTGCTAGTCCAGCACATGATGATTTTAATATTCGTCTAGCATGGTTAATGAGTAGGCCAGAATACCTTTCCTTCTTTTGTCATCATATCTTAAATATTCAGCTATTACCATCTCAGTCTTTAATTCTTAATGAGTTATGGAATAGAAAATTTCCAATGCTCATAGGAAGTCGAGGTCTGGGTAAATCATTCAAACTGTCTTTATACTCAATACTTCGCGCAATTATGTTGCCAAAAAGAAAGATAGTAGTTGTTGGCGCAGCATTTAGACAGTCAAAAGTTTTATTTGAATACATGGAAACTATATGGCGCAATTCTCCAATGTTAAGAGATATGTGCGATGGAGATAGCGGGCCAAGGAGAGATACTGATAGGTGTGTTATGAGAATAAATGATAGCACAATTACCTGTTTACCACTTGGTGATGGTCAAAAAATAAGAGGTCAAAGAGCTAATGATATTATCGCTGATGAGTTTGCTTCTATTCCTAGAGATATTTTTGAAAATGTTGTTGCTGGTTTCGCCGCAGTTAGTGCAGATCCAGTACAGAATGTTAAACGTCTGGCTGCTAGAAAAAAAGCAGCAGAGTTAGGAATTGAAATAGAAGAAGTGTCTCAAGATGCCAATGGTGAAAAGAAAGATAATCAGATTATTATATCTGGAACAGCTTATTATGATTTTAATCACTTCGCAACATACTGGAAAAAATGGAAAGCGATAATAAAGAGCAAAGGCAATCCAGCAAAATTAAGAGAAGTATTTGGTGGCGAAGATTATCCAGAAGACTTTGATTGGACACAATATTCAATCATTCGTATGCCATATGAATTACTTCCGAAAGGCTTTATGGATGCTGACCAAGTTGCTAGATCAAAAGCCACTGTGCATACTGGTATTTATCAAATGGAATATGGTGCATGTTTTACTAGAGATAGTCAAGGGTTCTTTAAAAGATCTTTAATAGAGTCATGTGTAATATCTCAAAATAACGAAGTAAAGGATTCTCAAGGTCGCCCCATACATTTTGAAGCAACTTTAATGGGAGATCCAAACAAGAGATATATCTTCGGCGTTGACCCCGCTTCTGAAGTAGATAATTTTAGCATCGTTGTTATAGAAGTAAATCCAGACCACAGAAGAATAGTTCATTGCTGGACAACAACTAGATCTGAACACAAAGAAAAAGTTAAAAAGGGCTACTCGTCAGAAACAGATTTCTATTCATATTGCGCCAGAAAGATTAGAGATCTTATGTTATTATTCCCATGCATACATATTTCTATTGACGCACAGGGCGGCGGTATTGCTATTATAGAATCACTACATGATCAAGATAAAATAAAAGAAGGCGAACTCCCAATCTGGCCCGTTATAGATGATGAAAAACCAAAAGATACTGATGGCGAGAGAGGATTACATATTATAGAGCCTTGCCAGTTTGCTAAATATGAATGGTTATCAGAGTCTAATCATGGTATGAGAAAAGATTTTGAAGACAAAGTATTATTATTTCCATTCTTTGATTCTATTAGTCTAGGACTATCATCATCAGAAGATTCATTAAAACACAGAATGTTCGACACATTAGAAGAGTGCGTTATGGATATTGAAGAATTAAAAGATGAATTATCTATGATCCAAATGACACAGACCGCTAATGGTAGGGATAGATGGGATACTCCAGAAGTTATTGTTGGAACTGGTAAAAAGAGCAAGATGAGAAAGGACCGATATTCTGCATTATTGATGGCAAACATGGCAGCTAGAGTATTACAAAGAACTCCAACTCAAGAAGCATACAATTTTTATGGCGGCTTTGCAACTGGCAGGAGTGGAGATGATAAAAAATCTTATGATAATGAAAAGTTATACAATGGGCCAAGCTGGTTTGCTGATCAAATGAAAGATGTGTATTAGTAAATAGGTAATCCAATTAACAATCCAACTATAGGAAAACCATGAGCAACGAAGAAATGATAACTTGGAACGATAACGATTTACCCAGCAAAACAGAGGCTTTTGCACAGTTTTCTGATAATATCGAATCATATGCTGGTTTGCCAAAAGCTCAAGGCACACACTATAGAAATTTTATAGATATTGAGCCAAATCGTTCTGTTCGTCCCGGCTTTAATCCTAGCGATTATTATGCATTTAGACCAGACGAGGCTGTTCCACAGCAGCAACGCCGTGCCATTAAAATGTGCATGGATGCCTACGATAAAGTCGGCATAATCCGTAATATTATTGATCTTATGGGCGACTTTGGTAGTCAAGGTATAGAGATAGTTCATCAAAATAAAAGCGTTGAAAGATTTTATCAACAATGGTTTAAAAATGTAAATGGTAAGGAAAGATCAGAAAGATTTCTTAATAATTTATACAAAGCTGGCAATGTTATAGTGTATCGCAGTTATGCGAATATGACTCCAGAATTAACAACTTATATGAAGTCTTTGTCTAAAGATATTAGAGTAGAAACGCCAAATGTGACAGAAAATCAAATACCTTGGAGATATAATTTCTTTAATCCACTAACCGTGAAGATGAAAGATGGTAATTTGTCTCTATTTATGGGCGCTCAGAACTATACTTTAAGCACTAATACATTTTTCGACAAGTTTCCAAATGGTGATATTCCTAGCACAGTCTTAGAGACATTGCCTACGCCTATAAAACAGAGTTTAAAGCGTGGAGAAAAAGAAATTCCACTTGATCCAGCCAGATTAGGTGTTTTCCATTATAAAAAAGACGATTGGCTACAATGGGCTAATCCAATGATTTATGCTATTCTTGACGATATCATCATGTTAGAAAAAATGAGATTAGCAGACTTGTCAGCACTAGACGGAGCTATTTCAAATATTCGTTTATGGACACTAGGAAGCCTTGAACACAAAATTCTCCCAAATAAAGCTGCTATAAATAAATTAAGAGATATTTTAGCTAGCAATGTTGGTGGAGGAACTATGGAACTTGTGTGGGGTCCAGAATTAACATTCAAAGAATCAAATAGTGAAGTATATAAATTTTTAGGCTCAGAGAAATACACCGCTGTTTTAAACAGTATTTATGCTGGACTAGGCGTTCCTCCAACGCTTACTGGCATGTCAACTAATGGCGGTGGTTTCACAAATAATTTTATATCACTAAAAACTCTTGTTGAGAGATTACAATATGGACGCGACCTATTAGTTAAGTTCTGGGATAAAGAAATAGAAATAGTAAGAAAGGCTATGGGATTTAGATATCGCGCCCACGTTCAGTTTGATCAAATGACATTATCAGACGAGGCAGCAGAAAAGAATCTTCTAATACAACTTGCTGACCGCGATATCATTAGTCAAGAGACTCTTCTTGAGAGATTTAAAGAGATTCCAGAAATTGAGAAGATTAGGCTTAAGAGAGAGGTTTCTGATCGCGCAGATGAATCTTACCCAAAGAAGGCTGGACCATATCACAGCCCACAACAAAAAGAAGCTTTAGAAAAAATTGGCCTACAGTCTGGAAAATTATTACCAAAAGATGTTGGTTTAAAAACTAGCGTCCCAACAGATGTTCTATTACAGCCTAAAGGCGCATCCCCGTTCGGTGGCGGCTCTCCAGCAAAACAGCCAGCACCACCAAACCAGAATGGCAGACCACCATTAAAACAAGATGAAGGTCCAAGAAAGAAACGCATTGATAATCCTAGATCAAAACCCGGAGTAGCAGAATTAATAGTATGGTCTGAAACTGCATGGGATAAATTATCTGATATATTAACCAACGCATATCTAAAATCAAATAATAAAAAAAATCTTAGACAGCTAACTAAAGCAGGGTTTAATAATCTTGAACAATTAAAAATAGATGTATTAACAAACCTAGAACTTTTTTCTGATGTAGATGAAACTACTATAGCAACTATATTATCTAATAATTCAACAACACCAAAAGACTTCTCTTTACTGTTAAAAGAGAACAATATTTCTATGGAAGATATGACTATAGATTCATATAGAAAGAGTGTCATTGGATTATATATTGAGCAAAAATTGACATAAAAACGTAGTTATATTACATTTTGTGTATAATGTCTTGAAAGGTAATATATGAAAATATTTCAACAAGAAATACTAGACGGCGTATCCGAAAAAATCAAGGCTGATACTACAGTCGCATATTGCGCCCCAGCAGTGGTGTGTGAAAAACATAACCACTCATCTGAATATATTGATAAAATTAAAGCTAGCGCAAATCCTAAACAAATTGATCTCTATTATATTAAATCTATATTAGTTTCTACTGGTTGGAATAAGAATGATGACGTTTTTCCACCAGAACAGACATGGGCAGCTAGAACAACTCCAGAAGATAAACAGTTTAATTTCATGCATAATGAAAACGATATAATCGGCCATATTACTGGCAGTTATGTTGTTGATAGAAATGGCAATGCTATAGCTGATACCGAAACTGTTCCACCAGAATTTGATATCATAACAGAAGCTGTTTTATATAATAGCTGGACTAATCCAGAAAATAGAAATAGAATGTCAAATATTATAGATGAAATTGAGCAAGGTAAGTGGTTTGTATCTATGGAATGTTTATTCGCCGGTTTTGATTACGCACTAATAGACGCACAAGGTAATCCAAAAGTAATTTCAAGAACCGAGCAATCCTCGTTCCTTACAAAACATCTTAGAGCTTACGGTGGAACTGGAGAATATGAAGGCTATAAAGTTGGAAGGGCTTTAAGAGATATTGCTTTTTCTGGCAAAGGTTTAGTTTCAAAACCAGCTAATCCAAGAAGTATTATTCTAGACGCTAGTAAAGCTTTCATCGAAAATATAAAAGACGATGTTAATATTAATCCTAAAGGAGAAATTCAAATGTCTGATACCAATGTAGAAACAGTGGTAGCTGAAGAGTCAGCACCAATTGTAACAACAAATGAGGCTACACCAGCGCAAGTTGAAGTAGTGCCAGAGAAGGACTATGCAGCAACAATCTCTGCACTTGAAGCTAGTCTCACAGAAAAAACAGAAGCTTTTAAGGCTCTTGAAGAGACACTAAAAGCTAACGAAATTGCTATTAAAGAGCTACAAGACGCAATCGCAGCTAAAGACGCAGAGATGATGAACATGAAGAAGAAAGAGAAAGACCGTATGCGCAAGGAAAAGCTTGTGTCATCTGGTTTTGAAGAGTCAGAAGCTGACGAATCTCTTTCATTTTATGATAATCTAGATGATTCTGCTTTCGATGCTATCGTTGCCATGTATAAGAAGAAAATGGGCAAGGGTGGCAAGAAGATGGAAGTCAAAGAGAATGTCACAAAGGATGAAGAAAATGAAAGTGCCAATCCTAAAGCATCAGTAACAGCTTCAGAAGAAAAGATCGAAGAAGTTGCTGAAACACTTTTTGATGGTGTTCATTCAACCGAAGCTGCTTTAGTCGATGCCTCTGATGTAAACGATGAACTTCATGCTACCAGAGCAAGTGTGGCTCAGTGGCTAACAGAAAACGTACTACGTAAGTGATTTAACAAGGAGAAATAAATTATGGCTCTAAAATCAGATAGATACGAACTTCAAACAGACATTAGTTTCTTCTACAATGATGGTGCCGTTACTCGCGGCGGCGTTGTTGTTCATGATACTACTGCCGGTTCTGGCGCTTCAATGGATCAAGGTGTAAACCTTGTGAAGTACACAACAGTGTCAGCTACAAATGTTCCCGTTGGTATTCTTCTTAACGACGTTGTTAACAAGGATCTAACCCGTACTCACCTTAATCAACACAAGGATGAAGTACAGAAGGGTGGCAAAGTCACTATTCTCCGTAAGGGTTACGTTGTTACCAATATGGTTACTGGCAGTCCCGCTGCTGGTGATCCCGCCTATGCCTGCACTGCTACCGCTGGTTACATCCGCAAGGATGCCGCAAGTGCCGCAGCTTCGGGTGCGTTACTTATTGGTCGCTTCCTTACTTCTAAGGATGCTGACGGTTATGCCAAAGTCGAAGTCAACCTACCCTGACCTAAATATATATAAAAGGAGAATTAAACATGCCAGAGAATAAAAGACCTAGTGACGAATTCATCGCTCTCCTACGCAAGTCAGGGGATGCCGATATCAACGTAGCTGCGGCTGCTCAACGTGAGTTTGCTAAAGCTCTAGAACTTCCTCTTCGTAAAGGCGTTCTAGTTGGAAATATCCTTGGCGATATTTTCGAAACCATCAATGTGGAAGCCGGTTCAACAACCGAATTCCCACTCGACCTAGTTTCTCCCGGCCTAGAAGGTGAGCATGTCGCTTACACCAATCCCGGCCACGGTAGAATTCCAGAGCGCAGTGTGGAAGGCGACTACGTGATGATTCCAACCTACACAATCGCTTCATCGGTTGACTATCTCCTTCGCTATGCCCGCGAAGCAAGATGGGACATCGTTGGTCGTGCCATGCAGGTAATGGAAGCTGGTTTTACAAAGAAGATGAACGATGACGGCTGGCACACTCTTCTCGCCGCTGGCGTTGACCGCAACATCCTCGTCTATGACGGTGATGCAACAGCCGGTCTATTCAGCAAGAGATTAGTATCTTTGATGCAGACCGTTATGCGCCGCAACAGCGGTGGTAACTCTGCTTCAATTGGTCGTGGCCGTCTAACAGACATGTATGTATCACCAGAAGCTCTAGAAGATATTCGTAATTGGGGTTTTGATCAAGTTGACGAGGTAACTCGTCGTGAGATCTACACCGCTCCAGCCGGTGGCGCTCCAATCACACGTATCTTTGGTGTTAACCTACGTGATCTTGATGAGCTTGGCGAAGGTCAAGAATATCAGTCATTCTTCACCAATCAACTAAGTGGTGCTGTACAGGGTAGCGATCTTGAACTTGTTGTTGGTCTTGACCTTTCAACAAGAGATAGTTTCGTAATGCCCGTCAAGGAGCAGCTACAGGTCTACGAAGACCCAAGTCTCCACCGTCAGCAACGCGCTGGTTACTATGGTTGGGCAGAGCTTGGCTTTGGTGTTCTAGACAACCGTAGAGTAATTCTTGGTTCGTTCTAATTAATAAAGCTATTTTATAGCTTTTGCGACTAGCCACCCTCATTGCTTTGGGGGTGGCTTTTTCGTGTATATACCATTAGATTGTAAGATTTGGACTTATTTCTTAGGAGAAAATTATGGCATCCATATCGGATTATCTTGAAGCTAAACTATTGAATCATATTTTTAGAAGTGAACAGTTTGTTAAACCATCTTCTATTTCAATCGCATTAACTAGCAGTGTGCCATTAGATTCTCAAACAGGATCTACATTGCCAGAGCTTCCAACTGGCGTTGTCAAGGGCGCTATAACTGTTAGTACTGGATATTCAAGAATAGATCTTGGATCACCATCCGGCGTTGGTGATTCGACATGGTTTGCTGTTGGCATAGATACAACCACACAATACTCTGTATTTAGCCAAGAACTAAACAATAGTGGTTATTTTTATCCAGTATATTTAACTCAGGGTAGCGCACAATCCGCTGATCCAAATGGAAACTTTAAAACATTTAGTTTCCCACAAACATATCCAAACGTTACATTCTATGCACCATCTGCCGCCATATCTGGTGGAGCAACAGATCCCGGTTTAGCTACATACGAAGGAAATGGATTTATTAAAAACCAAAATCAAATAATATTTAGTACAGCTTTGTCTGATTGGGGTTGGGTGTCTGGCGTTGCTATTATTGATAATTCTACATATGGTACTGGTAATATGTTAATGTATGCCGCACTTAAAAATCCAAGATATATATACACTGGCGATAATCTCAAGTTTGATCAAAGATCTCTTGAGATTAGCCTTAAGTAAGAAAGTACTAAAAAATGATTCTATCAAAGCCACAACTGGTAGAAAATATAGTTAGAGAGATATCAGATAATTCAACATCGCAAATTTCACCATATGATATTCGCCATAATCTTTTAGATATTATTGATTCTGTTCATTTATTAACAGGATCACAAAATTTAAAAGCAAAAAATTTTGATACTCCAGATACTAGATCTACCAAAGTTGGTAACTTTGCTCTAGACAAACTTGGTCTTGATGGATATTTTTCAGTAGATAATACTGCAATAGGATATTATGCACTCAATGCAAATTATCAAGGTGTTCACAATACTGCCATTGGTTCGAACGCATTAAGTTGCAACATCTATGGTGAAGACAATGCCGCTTTAGGTTATCATTCTCTAGCTGGCAATACTAATGGCTTTGGTAATGTTGGCATTGGAAGTTTTGCACTACATAATAATAGAATTGGAAATTTCAATATAGCTATCGGACATGGTGCTGGTTACTATGTTGATAGAGATACTAATAATAGATTATTTATTGCTTCTCATCCTATTGATGAAACCTTTTTATGTGGAAACCCAGAAGGTCTTGGTCTGGTCCCATTAATTCAAGGAGATATGTCTTCTGGTAATTTAAGAGTTGGTATTGCTGTTTCTGGATTGCATGAAGGAGCAACTCTACAGATCAGTGGTAATTTTCATCCATCAGATTCGTTAAAAACATTTGACATTGGACATAGCACATATAGATGGAGAAGTATTTATTTATCAAGATCTATTTACTTTACTAACGATGATTATATTACTTATGATGATACTAATAATAAATTTTTAATTAGTAATGATATAGTCGTAGCTGGCCCAGCATCTATTGGTGGCAGCGCTACAATAAGTGGAAATTTATTAGCAACCGGACACGCCAATATTGGATCATATGCCAATATAAATGGTGATCTTGTTGTGAGTGGTGATGCAAGCGTCAGTGGTCATTTAACGCCAAGAGTTCATAAATTATTTGACTTAGGCGAACTAGATAGACAGTGGCTCAATACTTATACTGGAAATATTTATGTCAGCGGTATTGGTAGATTCAAAAGATTTGAAGCCGTTGAGCAATCGCACTATTTACATAAAACAATTAACTTAGCATCCAGTGGCTATTTAAATGTTATCGACGGTGGTGGCCCAAATGGTCTTTATGATTATTACACCCCAAATGAAGAAACTGTTATACCAAGTGGATATTTATTGGATGAAGAATTGAATGGCGCTGGATTTAATGCCAGATCAAGAGGTATAGACTACGAAAGAACTTATGAATTTATTTTTAGATCACAAGACAGCTTACTAAATAATCTATCTATAGATAATATCTATTCTAGATCTTCTTGGCGTTCTAATATTAGCATATCTACCTCTGCTGGATGCCATGTAGAAACAGATAGAGTATTAAATAATTCATCAATAGGATTATTAACATACGACGATGGTCTTGGTTATTATGTCATAAGTGGTAAATTGTATTGTGCTAATCAACATAATATCTCTAGAAATTTGTTATCAGCTAGTGATGTAAATTTTATTGCTAACTCAGGCGAAACCGATCAGTATACTATATCATACGTCAGCCCAAACTCTGGCGTTAATATTAATCAAAGATTTTTGTCTAATACCTCTGGCATAACAATTGACGAAGATAATAATAAAGAAAATCTAACAGGATTTGAATTATCTTATGTTGCTGATTCAACTTTAGAAGCTCCAATGTTCTTCAATGAGCAAGTTGGTCAAAATCCTTCTAGATTTTTAGTTAAATCTTTTAATAATTCATCCTATGCAAAAAGGTCATTTACTTTATTACAAGATGCATCAGATGGATATGTTGGAATTAGTAATTTTGCATATGCAGATAATATGCTTCCAGATACAATATTAAACATTAGAAGTACTGGCAATGCAATCATTAGAGCCACGGCAGAAAATAACGATAATACAGTATCTGCTTTACAATTATTAGGCAAAGAAAATTGTTTAAAATATGGCGTTGAGTTTGAATATAGCATTTCTGGCAATCTGTTTAATATCAATACATATAATAATGAAAATAAACAAACGGCACTAAAAATTTCCAATAGCGGAAACAAAATTGGCATATTTTCTAGTGGCATACCGCATTCCATGCTAATGGTCGGCAGTTCCGGTAATTCAGAAGCCGTTGTAAGTCTATATCATTCATCTGGAATACCATCTGGACACGCTGGATATGCCAAAATATTTACTAAATCACAAAATGATGAAGCTAAATCATCTTCTTTAAATTTCTTAGATTCTAGCGGAAATTTATTTGAAGTAGTAATGAATTCTGTTGATCTAAATGGACAAAATATAGATAAACCTTTATTAGCAGATGATAATGGAAATACTTTCGGTGGGAGATTATCTCCAAATACTAAATCTGCTTTATCGACCTGTATAAGAAATACAACTTTAGGATATAGAGCATTATCTTATGTTAATGGTGGCAATAATAACACCGTTGTAGGATATGCCGCCGGAAGCGGTACCACAACTGGAAATAATAATGTCATACTAGGTTCTAATTCTGCTCAATCTTTAACTACTGGATCTAATAATATTATTATTGGATATAACTTAGCAAATACTTACACTGGTGGAACAAGCAATATCTTTATGCTTGGATCAGATAGTAATGTTCTTATGTCTGGAAATATACTTACAAAAAATACTTTCTTGCCAGAAGGTAAATTATCACTAATTAATAACTCTAATGAGAGTCTAAAATTACAAGCAAACACAATAGAGGTAGTAGATGGCGGTGGATCAAACTATCCAGACGTATCTCTATCATTTAAATTTACTGGAAATAGTACTGCTGAATTATTTAAATTAGATCACACTGCAAATCCAATCTCTAAGAGTGTAACTTACACATCTCCAGCAACAGCAAGACCATATGGCGAACTAAAAGGAGATTTAAGATTACTTGGCGCATTAAGATTTAGTGATGGATCTAAAGCTGTTGAGTCTGGTAGTTTCTTAGATGATATTACCCGTTTAAGTAATAGTGGGGTGGCTATTTCTGGAGCTTTATCTAATACTACTGCCGCCAACACAACGCTTAGAAATGATTTTGATAGTTTAATTATAGAGGGTTTTGCTCAAGAAAACATATCTGCCCCACCAAACGCAAGCACAGCGGCTACTGGAAGAATAAGGCAAAAAGTAAAGGTTGGTAATTCATGGCAAGACAAAACAGTGCCTCCCGGTCAAGACCCATACACAACCATCTATAATAGAGATCCATTCCTAAGAATAAACAAGAATGATTATGTAGTTGCTATAAGAGTAAATGGCGAATATAGACCAATGTGGGTAAGCTATTATAGCTAATTATAATGAGTGACGATTGTTTAAATGATAGTTGTTTTAGGCCGGTTGCGGCTGGGAAAAAACACGATCAATTTCTAGATGTACCAGACAGGCCATACTTGTCTTTAACTACATCGCCATCTCCAGCCACCACTACGGTCACGCCTACAACAACTACTGGATATCCACAAGATATTTTAGATATTATACATATCCCAACCAGTGGAAAACCATGCCCCGTGGTTTTAACAACTACAACAACTACAACAACTACTCAAAGCCCTATATACGCTATTGGTGGATTAAAAGCTAAATTTAATATGTCTAGTAGTTCATCAGAAACATTTGAATATGGAGATGTTAATATTTCTGTACCAATAACAAATGGAATAATTTTATCAAATATAGATTATAGTAATGTGGGGAACAATTATAGCTTTATCGCATTTGGTTATTTTAAACCGCCCATCAATGGTCCTTATAGATTTTATACTACTAGTAATTATAGAAGCGCTATATGGTTTGACACTTTAGCAAATTCTACATCTGGAAGAAATTCAACTAATGCTATAGTATATAATACTCTAATATCTAGTACAGATAATATAAACCAAAAAATTGCTTCAGCTTCTAGACCTTTATTGGCTACCAAATACTATCCAATTAGGTTAATATATAGTGCAGGAACTGGATTTGATTCATTAAAATTAAGTTGGAGCGGCCCTAATATACCAGAAACAACTAATTTGTCACAATACTTTTATTATCAAGTATAGGAAGATATATGGCTAACTCAATAGGATTAGCTGGATGGAGGCGCGGATATGGAAATGTAGCAGCGTTTTCTAAAGCTATTAATACTACAGATTTGCAAAACGAAAATTTTAAAAGGCTTTTTATAAATACAGTACATTGGTCAGCAAGAAGACCCAACAACATAGTTTATTTATGTGATACTGAAAATACTATATTTAACAATTTAATTATTTCTACTTTAAATTCAGTTGGATACGCCACATCTATAGTAAATAAATGGTATAATTTTTCTGGTCATGACTCTTTACCATCAGTCTCTACTTTTTTATTGTTTCCATCATACAACCCACTTGGTGGAACAAGAATGCCAGACGGTGGGCAGTCAGCATTAATAAATCAAGTAGTTGCATATGGAATGGGATTGATTATTTGTGAATGGTTTCATTATCTACAGTCGTTGCCGCTGAAAAGATCTTTTTCACTATCATCAGACGATGATTCTGGTTTACACACATTATCTCCATTTGAAATAGATGATTATTTAAATTTCTCTAATCCTAACAAAATTATATTATCTAAAAATATTATTGAAGATAGTATTTCATATAATGTACCAGATCAATTTTCTATTACTCCAACTACTGTTGGATATAATGGATCTATATCACAAATTGCACAAATTAAAAATGGAGTCAGCATATTTGAATATACAGACGTGTTTGCTAGAGGCACAACAACTACTACCACAACAACTACACAAGCTCCAAATAGAAACATCAAATTTAAACTTGCAGACATTACTTTAGAAAACTACTGTGGTCCTCATAACATTACCCTATCTGGACCAAACACAGATTACTTTTTAATAGAAAACAATGAATTATTTTTAACAGAAAATACCGGACAAACTGGTATCTATAGTGTTAATATTAATATAGATGATCACTTTATCCCAAAAAGATTTGATACAGTACAACAAAATTACACTATAGAATTAGGAAGATGTGATCCCACCATATCTAAGCCTCTTGACGGTTCTGGTCCAGTTTTTTCCTATAGAAGTAATATAGTTAGTAATACCAATATGTCTTCTCTTTGGGGACAACAAACGCCATACGGCATAATATCACCATTTGATGATTATTATTTAAGTGGGGATGGATCTCCAGAAGATCCAATAGTATGTTGGCTTGGCGGTCAACACGGAGATACTAATGCTTTGTGGCTACAGATTAATAAATCTGGACCACTAGAATTTAATATTAATACTTCTTGCGAGTCTCAAAAAGACTATGCATCTGTCTGGCTAGTAGTGTCTAGCGGAAACAATAATGAACCAACCCAACACACTCAGCAGTATTGGTCAGAATATAATAATTCATTAAAATATAAATCTTTACAAAATGCATCATTTATAAATTCTCAGATCACGGGAGTTGGATCAAGTGTTGGTTCTAGAAATATAACTATCCCTCTTGACCCCAACGTAAAAACATTCTTAGTCATTGCATATTATAAAGATGAAAAAAGAAGCGAGGGAGATGATAGAGTAAATGCTACATTTTTTATCGGCACTACCACTACCACTACAACTACTACAACCACCACTACTGCTGCACCAACTACTACAACTACTACAACAACATCAGCACCGCTGCCTTCATATACGTTTACTATTGATTTTATAGATAGCATAACTGATGGAACTATTTCACCAAATAAATTAACCTTATTGGCACCACAGAACAGCAATACGTTTGCTGGATATGTTAATTATTCTCCAGTTGCAGGATATTACTTTCCATCAAGTCCAACTATGACACAGTTATCTTCTCCGGTAGCGTATGCGTTAGAAGCTGACTATAATAGATATGCAATTTATATTAATGGTATGCCACAGGGTGGCGGATCTCAAACTGGTATTTTAACCGGTTTAGCAGTGCCTACTACCACTACTACAACTACTACAACAACAACCACTACTACGCCTGCGCCATGCGATAATTTAATATATGTTTTGTGCAAACAAACCCTTCATTGTTCAAAAATATCTAATTCATGTCAACCCAACTTGTCATTAAGCTCTAATGAAATAGTATTGTATTCTTGTTGTAATCTTACGCAACAACAAATGATAAACAGATTTGTTGATTTATATGGAGCTACTCCGTCTGTTTACTTTGCCTCTAGTTGTCCATCAGTACCAGACCTAGCATTTTCTGATTGCCCCGCTTTAGATAGCAATGGTAATTGTAGTAATATAATTAATTATGAAACTCTAATTACTATACCATGTTCATATTCATTAATTCCACCAGAAGAAAATCCACTACCATGACTTGTCCATTTGGCAAAATGTTTATTCCTAAAGGCGGAATTATAAATCCAAGTGGACTTTTTATTGCTATTAATAGTATATATCACTATGCCTTTATACATTCTCAAGATGTGTATCTTGAATCTGGCGATTAATTTAAAACAATTACAGAAGAGATTGAAGAATCTATTATTCCAAAACAATTTACTATTTATTTTACTTCACCATTTGTAATAAATAATATTATTCATGTTATAATAAAAAACAAAAATACCAAAACCATACTAGCAGAAAAATATATTGGACAAATTAATACTACTACTACAATTTCTACTATAGAACTCAGCACTTCTAACATACATAACTTGAATAATGATCACATTATCTTAGAAATTCATAGCATCAATGCTCAAGAAACAGACCCTTGTTGCGATAAATTGCCATCTAATATTATTATTAACGATACTGTAAGACCTTTTGGTGGCGCTAGTTTTTTATGCGTTCCTTTGGAACAGTATTATGAATTGCCAACTACTACAACAACTACAACTACTGCCCCTTTTATTATAGATTTTTTAACTCATCCAACTAATCAAAATGTTAATCTTAATGCAAATACTACGCTAAGTTTTAGCGCTATTTCTGCTAATGATATAGATTACAAATATTGGATTGAATATTCTAGTAATAACGGAACTTCTTGGTCAAAACTATCACGCCCTAGATATGGAAAATCTAGACAAGTATATAGTAATATTATTAAAGCATCTAGCGAAAAAAATGGATATAAATATAGAGTTATTATATCTTCACCAACTCTTAAAATCAGTAATGTTGCTATATTAAGCATTATTTTCCCTACCACTACAACCACTACCCCAGAACCATGCGTGGCGGTAACAACGACCACCACTACTACAACAACAGAATCACCATATTATTCATATTATATACAATCTGAAACAGAGATCGAAAAAGATATAGATTTATGATAATAGAGACTCATAAAAATTATTTTCTAGCTAGATGCGCAGAAAGAAACTATTCTTTAGAAGAAGTTTCTGAATGTATAATATCTAAAAATGAAGATATGTGGACTATAGACACTGACCACCCAAAATATCCAAAATACAAAAAAAGCGTAGAAAATATAGTAAAAAATATGCAAAATGGTGCTGGAACCGAGCTTAAAAAAATATTAGCATACATGGGCATTAAAAGCTCAGAAAATTGCTCATGTAACGCAAAGGCTAAAATTATGAATCATATGGGTACTGAATGGTGTAAAGATAATATAGATATAATCATAACATGGCTTAAAGAAGAAGCTGACAAACGCCATTTGCCTTTTTCGTCATTAGTTGCCAAAAAAATAATACAAATCGCTATCTCTAGAGCAGAAAAGGAAGCAAAATATGCTAGTAGTAGCAGATAGAGTAAAACAGACCAGCATTACGCAGGGTAGTGGTAATATTATATTTAATAGCACATTTGGTGCTTTTCAGTCATTTTCTGATGGGATTGGCGATGGCAATTCTACATATTATGTAATAGAGAATAATAGTAATTTTGAAGTTGGTATTGGTACATATACAGAGTCTACTAATTCATTATCTAGAGATACCATACTAGTTAGTAGTAATAATAATGCTCACATAGATCTACTAGGGGTATCATTAATATTCTGTACATATCCAGCTAGCAAAGCCTTATTTAATGATGACTATAGATTATCAGATAATAGAAACCCAAATCCACACACCCATCCTATCTCCGGTATAGTAAATCTACAGTCTCAATTGGACAATAAACAGCCAAGCGGTTCTTATGCGGCCAGTGTGCATAGTCATTATTCTACAGACATATTAGATTTTGCAACAGCGGTCAGTTCTGTTGCTCCACCAACTACTGACGCAAGTTTATTAACAACCGGAATATTAAGCGATAATAGATTATCTACTAATGTAGTTTTTACTAATGATAATAGGCTTTCTGATGCCAGAAATCCTTTATCTCATAATCATATTATTAGCGAGGTTTCTGGACTGCAAATAGCTCTTGATGGGATACAGCTTTCTGGTAACTATGCTAGTTATAGCCATGGTCATGGAATAACAGAAGTAAGTGGCTTGCAAACAGCATTAGATGGTAAACAACCATCTGGTAATTATGCTAACTCAAGCCATAGTCACACAAGTTCAGCAATAACAGATTTCAACAGTAGTGTTAGTGGATTAGTAAGCGGTATTTATGCTCCACTAAGTAGTCCAACATTAACCGGAGTTCCTCTTACTCCAACCGCTTCTAGCGGAACTAATACTAATCAGATAGCTTCTACTTCATTTGTAAGAACAGAAATTAGTAATTTGGTAGCCTCGGCACCATCTACATTAGACACACTAAATGAATTAGCAATAGCTTTAGGTAATGATCCTAATTTTGCCACTACTATTACAAATAATATAGCTGGTAAAGCCGCCTTATCTGGAGCAACTTTTACTGGATATGTAACTATACCAAGTGGCAATATTAATGCAACAAATATTGGAATTACTACTCAAGCAAGTGGCAATTTTTCAAGTTTACAAGTAAATGGAACTAATGTGAGCGTTAGTGGTCATGGTCATAATATTAGTGAAATCTCTAATTTGCAAACTACGCTAGATGGAAAACAACCATCTGGCAATTATGCCGCTTTAAGTCATACCCACTCAATATCAAATGTTAGTGGATTGCAAACAGCTTTAGATGGTAAACAGCCGTCTGGAAATTACGCTAACTCAAATCATAGCCATACTAGTTCTGCAATAACAGATTTTGATATCAGCGTGAGTGGGCTAGTGAGTGGTATATATGCGCCATTAAGTGGAGCAACATTTACTGGACCTATTTCATCTCCCAGTGGATTTTTTACATTCTTACAATTCCCAGATAATTTAACTATTAATGATAGTATTATTAGCAATCTAAACATAATTAACGATGGGGAATTATTACTATCAAGCGGATCTAAAATTGAAGTAGATGTTGCAAAGACTGTTATTTCAAATGAAACCACCAATAGTTTAGGTGGCGGTTCAGAGCTGTCAGCAGGATCACTAGTTGAAATAAGTGATGGTAAGGTTGTGATGGCAAATCAAACCATTAATAGCTTAGATGGTGGTAGCTCATCGCTAACCGGCAGAAAACAGATTGAAGTTAATAGTAGTGGCATTCTTATCGGAAACAAAGCCATCAATACCTTAGATGGCAATTCTATTTCAGCTTTTGATGGATGGACTTTTGACACAGCAGATAATAATTTAATATTACCCCGTGGTGGCACTCTCAATGAAACAAATAACACAGTAGCTCTAACGCCTCCAACGGCAGTTTCTGGACAAAGTTTAGTTATTAGACCAACACTAGCAAGCTGGATCTTAAATTCTAGTGGCTATATAGTATATGGTAGCCCTATTACAATTTCAGTTACGCTACAAAGCTGGGATTATTTTGGAACAGTAAACTATACAATCTCTGGTTCTGGAGTAACCCAACAATCACTAGGTCGAGCATTAACTGGCAAATTAACTTTCGTTAGTACTTCTGCTCCAGATACAGAAACTATTACTTGGACCATACCAGCTAATAGTAATATTACTGAATTTACTCTCACATTAACAAGTGTCGATGGAACAGAATCGACTGATCCAGAAATTGAAAATGATCCAGCCTTATATTATAATTTTGAAGAAAATGGTATGCCAACTAATCAATTTGTTACTGTTACTAACAGTGGAATATCTAATTCAGAACATAGTCATATTCACCTTGTGGCAGGAGATCCTTCAACTGTTGATATTTATTTAGGCGATGATGATCAATATGTTAAAATTGAAAAAAATGGTGGCGATGTTATTATTGGTACAGACTCAAATAATAATCACTGGATTTTTGATACAAATGGTAATTTAATAACTCCTACAAATAGTATAATATCTAAGGGTTATCCGGGGCAGACTCAAGATGGGTCAAGCTGGTTTGTGTCGCCATCTGGATCATTTGGTGGTCTTGCCAGCACAGATGGTGAACAATACATACAGATAAGCGATAATAATGAAATTTATATTGGTGTAGGTTGGCCCGATAATAATGCGATGGAATGGATATTTAATAGAAATGGTACATTAACATTACCAGCAACTAGTGGCAACATTAAATTTCCAGATAATACAACTTTAAATTCCGCCAACCACGACCATTCTATATCCAACGTGAGTGGACTACAAACAGCCCTTGATAGCAAGCAACCCTCTGGAAATTATGCTAATTCAAGTCACAACCACAACATAGCAGATGTAAGCGGATTGCAAACAGTCCTAGATGGGAAGCAACCTTCTGGCAATTATGCTAATGCATCTCATACTCATACTAGTTCAAGTATTACAGATTTTAATAGCGCTGTTAGTGGTCTAATACCAGTAAAAGATATAACTTCTGGTTATGATATTTCTATTACTAATACTAGTGGAATTTATTCTATCGCTTCAACAAATCTTGTTCATGTTGATAGTAAACAGCCTCAAGGATTTGTTAATAGAACTGATAGTAGAATTAGTGTTAGTGGAAATATATTTACAATACAACCCACAGGAAGTTCATATAGTTATTATAATCAAGGCATCAAAGTTGTTAAAACTAGTGGTGATAGTTTAACTATACCAAATCTTACCCAAATTAATTATATTCATTTTGATACCATAAATAATCAAATATCAAATAAAACCACAAGTTTTGATTTTAGTAGTGATATTCCAATAGCTTATGTAGCATGGAATAGTGGAGTCGGTCCTAGTGGACAAATGACTTTTTTTGCTGAAGAGCGTCACGGCATCGTGATGGATACCAGCACTCACAAGTGGATTCATAATACTTTTGGTATGCAATATGTTGATGGCTTGAGTATTGGTAATTATGTTTTAGGTGGAAATGGGTCTAGCAATACTCATGCAACTATATCAATCGGTAATGGTACTCTTTATCAAGAAGATATTCAGATAAATGTTACTGACAGTTCTAGTACTGATCCATTCTGTCAAGAATTAAGTCCGATTGCTCAAATTCCCGTTTATTATCACGAAGGAAGCACTGGTCAGTGGGTTAAGAATACCGCCACAGATTATCCTGTTAAATATGGTGCTAATGGACCACAATATAACTTATTAACTGATGGAACTTGGACAATTCCCGATGTTAGTCCCGGTGGAGCAACAAGATACTTTGCAGTATGGATTCTTGCAACTAATCAGATTGATGATCCTATAATTAGTATTATGGGTCAGAGGGTAGATAGTAATCAAGGATCGGCTGAGAGTCATAACTCTTGGGGTGATGTTAATCTTACCAATCTTCCATTAAGCGAAGTTAAACCTCTTTATCGACTAATATTTGCTGGCGATAGCGATTATACAAATGTTCCTAAATGTACTTTACTTAGTATTCTTGATATACGAGTATCTGTAATTAGTACTATCGCAGGAGTTACTCAGAATGATCACGGAAATTTGTTCGGGTTAGGTGATGATGATCACAGTCAATATATTCACATAGATAATGCAAGAACTATAAGCGCAGTTCACACCTTTAGTAATGGTTTAACCAGTAATGGATTGATATCTTCCAATAGTGGTAATTTTACTCAATCTTTACAAGTTAATGGAACTGGCGTAAGTATCAGCGGACATACCCATACTGCTAGCCAAATTAGCGATAGCACTACCGCTGGACGAGCATTGCTCACTGGCGCAGACGCTTCAGCACAAAGAACATCATTGGGTCTTGGTAGTATAGCTACTCTATCTAGTGGAACATACGCAACAATATCACATACTCATACTAGTTCGAATATTACAGATTTTAGTAGCTCTGTCAGCGGCTTGATTCCAGTAAATAATATAGTTGCTGGAACTAATATTGGAGTAACATCGACTAGTGGCACATATACTATCAATAATAGTAAAACTATTCAAAAATTTACACCGAGAGATAATCATCCGCCATCATCTAATTTTGCAACTCTGGACACTAGAAATAGTATACTTGTTCTAGATTTTGATGCCGCCACAGAAGAAAGTTCTTATTTTGTTGGAATAGTTGATGAGGCAGCTACTTTAACAAATGGCTTAGTGGTAAGAATATGGTGGATGGCTGATGCAGCAACAAGCGGAAATGTTCGTTGGGGTGTACAATTTGAAAAATATGGAACAGACTTAGATGCTGATTCTTTTGATACTAATGCTCAAGTTACTAGTGCAGCAAATGGTACTAGCGGTATAGAAAGTGTTGCTGAAATTACTATTACTACAATAGATTCATTGGCCGCTGGTGATAGATTTAGATTGCGTGTGTATAGAGTTGCGGCAGACGCAACTAATGATACTATGACCGGCGATGCTCAACTTACAGCAATAGAAGTGAGGGCGACATAATGGCAAGAAGCTTCAACGGAAGTAGCCAATATCTGCTCGTCTCCTCCGCGCCTGCGACCGGATTTCCGATGACGCTCGCGGCGTGGTGCAGGCCGACATCCATGACAGGCACGCGCACGGTGATGGCTGTAGGGCAGACGCCAGCGGCGACGAGACACAGAAATCAGATTGTCATGCTGTCGACCGGCGCGCTCCGGCTAGCTGGCGTGTCGTCATCCACAGCCACAGTCGACACCACGGCGACCGCGTCTGTGAATCAGTGGGTTCACGCTGCGGGAGTTGTGACATCGCTCAGTGGCCGCACCATCTACATGAACGGCGGCAACGCAGTGACCAGCACGGCGACTATCGGCGCGTACAACACGTTCACTGAAATGGGCATCGGGGCGCAGCAGTCAAACACTGCAAGCACATACGAAAACTTTTGGGCAGGCGATCTGGCGGAGGTCGGCGTGTGGAATGTGGCCCTGACACCCGAAGAGGTTGCCAGCCTTGGCAGGGGCGTGTCCTGCTATCAGGTGCGTCCGCAATCTCTTGTTTTTTATGCTCCACTTATTCGTGCTATAAATGATATAGCAAGAGGTATCTCTATATCCAATATTAATTCGGCAACAGTCTCAAATCATCCAAGGATTTATTCATGACTTTGTATTATAATAAAAACACTTATCAATTAAAAGATTTACCATCAGAATTAATATCTGCATGGGAACAAGCAGATAATCCAAAAAAAAATGAATGGATTCTAGCGCCTATTAAACCACAAGAAAATGCAATATGGAATAACGGTTCTTGGTTAATACCACAAATAGAAATACCACAAACTATTTCGGCTAGACAAATTAGATTATGGCTAATTAATCATAATTTTTCATTATCTCAAATTGAGCTAGCTATTAACAATATAGAAGATCTCCTAATTCGTGAAACGGTAAGAATAGAATGGGAGTATGCTCCATACGTTGAAAGAAGTCATCCTTGGCTAATACCGCTGGCACAATCTTTAGGACTTAACGAGGAACAAATAGACCAAGCTTTTAGAGAAGCCTCTACCATATAATAGTGTATAACTAGATAGAGTAAAGGGTGAAATATGTTTGAATTTAGTATTTTGCCATTTTCTACCTCAAATACACAGTATTTTAATGGTGGTATATATAGTGTAAATCTGAGTATTAGTAATACATATGAATATTCAGCCCAAATAACCAAGCTAGTGGAATTATCACTAAATATAGAACAAAATAATACAATAATATTATAGGTGTAAAATGGCATGTGAAATCCACGTTGATGATGTTGGCACTAGATTTTTAGCAACCATTAAAGATTGCGACGAGGTTGTTAATGTTTCTGGAGCGCCCTATCTCCTATTTACTTTCAAAAAGCCAGACGATTCCTCATTTAACAGAACCGCTAATATTTATACTAATGGTTTAGATGGAAAGATTTATTATGATACGGTGGCTGGAGATTTAGACCAAGCTGGACTATACAAATTACAAGGCCAAGTGGCTTTAGCAAGTGGCACCTACTACACAGATATTTATTCTTTCGAAGTAAACTGTAACCTATAAGGTATAAATTATGTCATGGCAAGGTCAATTATCAACGATTGTGCGACACCTACTAAATGACGTTGATCATACTAACTATAAATATGCTTCAAAGCGTTTAGAAACTACTATCCTTGTTGCGGCACAATTGGTTATACTTGATACTGATTTTATTAATACTTATTCTATAAATGTTGAAAGCTGCCAACTATCTCCAGATCCAACCGACTTAGAAACAAAAGACAATCCATTCATTACTTTAGTTGCTATTAAATCAGCTTGTATAATTTTGGGCAGCGAGGCTAGAACAGAATCTGGCAATGCTATATCAATAAAAGACGGACCTTCAGCAATTGATTTGCGTGGAGTCTCAGGTACTTTATTGACTTTATACAAAGACTTAAGTGAAAAATACGAACAAGCATTAACTAGCCATCAAGCCGGTAACAGCATGTTCGGCGCAGCAATACTCGGACCCTATAGTCCAGCAAGTGACTTTATTACTAGAAATTACAGTGATAGCGACCTTCGTGGTGGCTACTTTAGATATTAAAAGGAGAAGAATATGAGTGTTCTACCCGCTACTGGCATCAGAGCAAATATAGTAGCAGATTTAGCAGATAACAATGCTGGATTAATTTCGGCAGCAGATGTTAGAGAAAATATGTTGGATATTGTTGATTCAATCAATCAAATTGTTGCTAGTGGGCGTTTTGATACATCACACCCATTTACAAATGATGTAAAATTAAAAATTAGTTCTGACAATACTACCGGCGGATCACTAATAGTAGAATCCGGTATAGTATTTTCTAATCCTATTGGAAATAATGGAATTCAAGTAGTTCCATACCCCGGCGCAACCGGCATACAGCATAGCGGTTTGCAGGGATTAACCGCTGGAGATCCACACCCCCAATATCTTAAGTTAACCGGCAATAGGAACATGGATGCTAATCTTGGAATGGGTCCAAAAACAAATTGGATTAATTCTAGCGGCATTACTATGACAAACAACATGCATGGTATTTCGTTTGAATATGTAAGCGCTACTGGAGAGTTAATGCACGTTGCTAGTGGTACATCTGCAAATTTTGATATTGATAATAGCAAAATGTCTTCAGCAAAAGGTTGCGCACAGGCTTGGATTAGATTTAATGGTTCTGGTACTATGCAAGTATTATCTTCATACAATGTTAGTAAACTACAAAGAACTGCCGGTGGCGCTGGAAAATTCAAAATCTTTTTTAATACAAACACATTTTCTGACGCTAACTATGTAGCTGTTGGTTCTAGCAACGCCCGTGGTGATAATGATACTGGAGAAGATTTTACACAAAATACAGTAGCGATAGTTGAGAGAGATCCAACTTATTTAACTTTTTATGTGCAGGATACAGCAAACAATTACATAAATGCTGCTGTAAATGATCTTATAGTATTTGGCAATGCTAGTGGAGTAACTCCATCTAGTGGAGTCACCATAGAAATTCTATAATAACGGAGAAATAAAGTGCCAAATCAAAATCTCATAAATCTTTATGATAGAATTAAAGAATTAAGTTATACTGTTGGAACTGGCAATCTTGGATTAGCTGGAGCAGCAGTTGGCTTTAGCTCTTTTGGCTCTGTTTATTCTCATAATGATACTGTTATATATGCTGCTACAGATGGCTCAAATTACGAAATAGGATCTGGCGTTTTATTGCTTGCTAGTTATGATATAAATGATGGAA